CCCGACCCGACCCGATTATTTGTTGACTATGTCCCAAAAATATGGGACACTGTTAAGGTCAACAACCCACATCACATTGGAGAAAGAGCAATGGATATCAAACAAATCGCCGCGAACCAAACCGAAGTGTCTTTAAACGATGGCACTATCATATTTGTGTCATACGCAACCCCCGTTGCAGCATTCGTAGACGGTCACAAATGGATTAGATCCGAAGAAAAATATAGCGTAACGACGTCAAAGCACGTCAACAAATGGCTGTCAGGTCTCAACACCACGACCGTTCCCCAGTCTGAAATTGATGCGTTAATGAGGTCAATATAATGTTTGAAGAATCACCCTACTACAATGACGATGAGGAAATTGTTGGGTGGGGGGTTTGGTGCCCCCCACTGGGCGACTGGATTATTGAGGAAGATCTGACAGAAGCGTGCGCCATTACTGTGGCCAGATATCTTAATAAGGTTATCCCCTACCGATCAATTGAGGCGGCCTACCAACTAGCCCGCTACCTTGGTCGTGATCCCCTAAGCCATGAAGGGTTGAATCTATGAAAACGAAATATTGCGTCGCAACGTGTCATAGCGGTACGGATTTCGGGGTGTTCAAATCGGGCCCTGAAGATGAACAACTAACCTTTGAGGAAGCGGTAGGTTCGGCTTTATCCCATGGACAAGGTTATTACGTTTTCAATTGTACGCCCGATGAAAAGTGGCTTACAGATAAGGCATACGGCGCCGGTTGTTGACACATAAAGGCGCCGCCGCTACCGGGTGCACCCGGTAGCCGAGCCCCGGCCAGGTTTCCCTTTCCTGGTCGGGGCTTTTTTATGCGGAGTTATTGGACGGGGGTTTACTTCCGACCCCCCCCTCCCCACGGACGCCGGCGGAGGTATCGAGGGGGGTTTAACCTCTGGCCCCGACCCCGACCCGACCCCGAACGATGTCAAGCATGTCGTCAAAGAACCCCGACCCGACCGAACCCGACCAAAGGCACGGGACCATGGTCCCCGACCCGACCGAACCCGACTTCAAACCGTGTTCAGCCAGCCCCCGACCACTGTTTCCGTCAAATAGATATAGGTTAGCGGACAAGAGGTGGCTAACCAGGAAGAAACTTACGCCCCCCGACTGACAATATGAGAAATTCCAAGCCACTTGGTGCGCTGACACATTTACGCGGTTTGTTTTAGTTGCTTTGAGTTCAATCCAGAAAGGTAGGGATTCCGCGCATACGTGAACATCCGGTATACCCCCGCCATACCTGTTTTCAATCCTTGTGGTGTTCCAACTTTTTGGCATTCTTGCCCTTAGATTGTTCCACATTAGCGTTTCCGGTTTTTGTGTCATCGAGGACCTCATACTTCGCTTCAATAAATACGCTGGGGTTCGATTTACGGAGTTCTGATAACCGGTCTTCTATCTCTTCACGGTTCATGTTCTCGATGGCGTGAAAGTGATTTGTCTCGCGCCTATCCGTTGTAAGACCACCCAGCGCCGACCTTGTTTTCTCCGCATTGATGGCCGCCGAGAACTGGCCCGCATCTTCCGCCCCTTCGGAAAGGTTCCTCAACCGTTTCAACTGCCCAAGCAACGTCACCCCATACTTCCGCTCGCGTTCCTCCCGCATCTCCAAAACGTATTCCGCGACATGAGGAAAGCGTTGGGCGTTCAGCAGATTATACGCCTGCGTTTTCGCGATACCGTTCGTGTCGGAGTATCCAGCAAGGCGGGCGCATTCAGCATTCGAGTGTGTTCCATCGACATAGTGCCGCGCAAAGACCTTCTGCCTGTTGGTCAGTTTACGGCCATGGGCCTCCTCGATTTCTTCAGCTTTAACATCAATTCGTCGTTTCATGGAGTTCCTCCTATATACTAGCTTTTTCAAAACTAAATCTGTTTTTTACAGTGGCAAAACGTCTCTTTGGCTAGAAAAGTGTACCATAGAGGTACCAAGTGTACCAAGTGTACCAGAAGTGTACCAAGTGTTATTGTTATTAATCAGTACGTTATACGTCAAATTTCGTGTTTGGTACACTGGTACACTTTTTTACACCCATAATTTTTTTTTCAAAAACTATTTTTGAATTTAGCCCCTATACTGTGCCAGCGTCATTTGGCATTTGACAGTGGTCCATGCATCATGCTAACCTCTTTTTGTAAATCTAGAAAGGAGAGTACCATGAGAAACCAAGTTATATCATTATACGACTACACGGGCGAGGCTTTACGTCCGTGGGCAGAGGCCGGGTATGAGTGCTATGCGTATGACATCCAGCACAAAGCGGGGTGGTTTTGGATATCGGGCAAACGTAAGCCCATCACTTTTGCAAAGTCCGACCTTTACGATCTGGACACGCTACGCCGCCTTATATCGCGCCACGAGGGCCAAGTCGCCTTTATGAGTGCATTTCCCCCTTGTACCGACCTTGCCTCTTCTGGAGCGCGCTGGTGGGCTTCCAAGGCCAAATCCAACCCCAACTTCCAAACCGAAGCTGCGAACCACGCTTTATTGGCGAGTTGGGTTGGCGAGACATTGGGTTGCCCTTATTACGTTGAGAACCCTATCGGGGCGCTATCGCGCTTGTGGCACAAGCCTGATCATAAATTTGATCCATGCGACTTCGGCGGTTATTTGCCCGAAGACGATGTGCATCCGAAGTGGCCTGAAGTAATTCCAGCGCGTGACGCTTATCGCAAGCGCACTTGTCTTTGGACAGGCGGCGGCTTTACGATGCCAACGCCCCGGAAGGTATCTCATTTGACGGTTGCGTATGACCGTGCCGACCCATCCAAGAGCGGGAAATTTTCACCTGTCGCGGGCAAGACGGGTGGCAAGTCTCTTCGCACCAAGAACATCCGCAGCGCAACCCCGCGAGGTTTTGCGGAAGCGGTATTCCAATCCAACACCAACAGCAGGGAGATTTCGTTATGTTTGTAGGAGTAATTCTGATGGGTACGTCTAAGAGTTCAGAGACCGTCCCCGCGAACACGTATGGTGCCTACATAAAGATTGAGGAGCGCATTCTGGATTACACGGACACCAGCCCCAGCGGTAAGACGGTTTACCACTACAAGCTGGCGTGCCTTTCTTTTGAAGATCCAAACTCTTTGGAATCCGGAGATTGCATGATGGTGGATGAGACCGAACTAGAGAACGCCATCATGTACGGGTACTACAAGTTCACACAATTCAACGAGCACTTCCAGAAAAAGCTTCGCGAGTTGTCGTTATGATCTGTCCGGTTTGCCGGAGAATTTGGAACCGCGTGAAACGCAAAGAGAACTGGGAGAGTAGGATGGGCTGGGAGTACTACGCATTAATCTTCATTGGTTCGCTGATATCGGGCTTGTGGCAGTGGCTCTAGCGACCTTGGACTTATTCTCTGGGATTGGTGGCTTCGCACGAGGGTTCGAGGCCACCGGTTCCATTGAGACCACTTGTTTTGTGGAGCAAGACCCGTACTGCCAAGCGGTTCTGCGCCACCATTGGCCTGACGTGCCAATTCTAGGAGATATAAGAGATGTCAGAGGATGCGACCTCCCGATCCAACCCGACGTTATTTGCGGAGGATTCCCTTGTCAGCCATTCTCCCAAGCTGGAAAACAGCTTGCCCAAGACGACCCCCGTCACCTCTGGCCAGAAATGTTTAGACTTATCCGGGAATGCCGGCCCGCTTGGGTTTGTGGAGAAAACGTTGCTGGGCTCATCAAACTGGGCTTGGACGAAGTACTCACTGACTTGGAAGGCGAAGGCTACGCCACAAGGACGTTTAATTTACCAGCTTGCGCGGTTGGCGCCCCGCACATCCGACAGCGGCTCTGGATCATCGCACACGCCGACAGCCAAGGCGAACCAGACAAGCCCTTCGATGATGGCGCGGGGTCCGGGCAACTGGGTTTCGGGTTTGTGGGGAGCGAAGCCCCATCACATGGTGCCAACCCCAACGACCATGGACCACGTAGAGCGGAAAAGCACCAACAAGACGCCCAGCACGGGCAAACTCAATTACGAGACAAACAAGTCCGTGAGCTTGGACAGGTGGGCCAAGATGTGGCCGACACCGACAACGCCGACCGGCGGCGGGGAACGGAGCGGCGACAGGTCGGGGACGGGGAGCTTGAACTACATGGCGAGGAGCGGCCAGCTAAAGATGTGGCCGACACCAAGAGCGCAGGAGGCCAAGCACGGGGCCGCGACGGAATGGGAACTACAGACAGATCACGCGGGAACAAGGGCCAGTCTCCGGGTTCAGGTAATAAAGGAGATAGAGCAAGACGACCCAAAGATTACTGGCAGTCTGAACCCGCAGTGGGTCGCTTGGCTGATGGGATACCCAACCGAGTATCTCAGTTGCGTGCCTTGGGCAACACGATCATTCCGCAAATCGCGGAAGAAATAGGCCACGCCATTGTGGCCGCAACGAAAGGATAAGATTATGGACGACTATTTTGATGAAGAGGAAGTGATTCAGTCTCAAATTGAGGCTGATGCGGAAGAGCGCCTGATTGATGAACAAATCGAAGAACAAATTAAGGAGCAAGAAAATGTTTAGTTTTTTGAAGAGTATGTGGCGTTGGAATTTGACGCTTAACAGCAAGGCCTCTGAACTGGACCGACCGGATTGGTTCGAGGGGGAATCCAAGGGAAACCAATTTGTTCCTGTGCCGAAGTTTACCCACGCCCCCAAGGGTGCTGGTCGCGACGTTTATTGTCCTAAGTGTAATCGGACGGAGCACGTCAAGAACTTCGGTTGGAAGGAAATGACCTGCGAGGGTTGCGAGACGACAACAACCAAGTACGAGTGGTTGTTGAAAAAGTGACCAATAAAAGGTCAGACGCGCTACGAGAGGCGTTGCAGGATATAGTGGATGTTGCAAACATCTCGTCAGGCGCATCTTGGTACGCCGACGTTGCCAGGAAGGCCTTGGACGATGATGACGCGGAGAAGGCCAAAACCCCAGAAGTTTGGACTGGCCCTAATCTGCAACGTCTTTTTAATGCTTGGCGTGCGGGGGAGCATATGGACAGCTTGGTCAAACGTTTTGGCCGAACACCAAATGCCATACGGCAACAATTGCACAAAGCAAAAGTGCAAAGAACCCCGGAGAAACTACGAGAAATACGCCTAGAGGCTAGGCGAGGGAGGATAAAATGAAAAAAGAATGGACAGAAGCCGAGATCAATACAATGCGAATACTGTGGGAGGCTGGGAAAACTGCGCGGCACATTGGAGCGGTACTGCATCGAAGCCGCAATTCGATAATTGGGAAGATAAACCGGATTGGGGGCGCCGCTGGGGAGCCTAAAACGGCGAAGGTTGCTGTGGTGACGTTGGCACCTCCAGCGAAGGCGGCGGGGTGCCAATATCCTTTGGGCGACTACCCTTATCATTCTTGCGGTAAAGCCACGCACGAAGGATCATCTACCCGTGCATACTGTCAAAAACACTACACCCTCTGCTACCGACCGAGGATAGGAGTTCGCGATAAGTTCATCAGGGCAGACGGTCCCAAGGTCATTCGTCCCCTGGTCGGGTGGGGCAGTCACACAACGAGATTGCGGTGAAGAAACTTATTCTCTTATTGGCCT